GCCACCACCACACCCGAAGCCGGACCCTCCCGCTGACAAAATCCCGTGGCCTGCGTTGCAACTCGCGGCGAGTCCGTTGCCGCCGGACGCGTTCATTGCCGACGTGCTGACGTTGTCGAAGCCTTCGTTGCCGTTACCGAAAGAGTAGCAGGCTCCCAACCAGATTGCGCTGCGTGAATTGCCGATGAACCCGGACCAGTGATTGCCGCACGCGACGAGCGGCCCACCGGACCAGAAGTTGCTGGTCTCGGCGCCCCCGATTGCGGTGTAACCCCATCCGCCCTGAACCGCTGCGAGCCCCGAGCTTGTTCCTTGTGGCGGTGGTGTCCATACGGGATTCCAATAGATGTATGAGTCGAAGGACCCGCAACACGAAATCAATTGCGCGTCCGACACCGGGCCAACCGAGCCGTCCCCGCTGACCAGCAAGCCATCGAGGAAGCCAAAAGTCCCCATGACCGTAAGCGCCGCCCCCTGCGTGTAGTGCAGTTCGGTCGCGAACGTGGCCCGCAGCATCGCGAGATTGGCTTGCGTGTCGGCGTAGCGTTGTGCCGCGCTACTGTTGTTCTGTGCGAACGAACTGGGCGGCGGCATCGGTTGATGCATGGGCGCGCCCACGATGCCGATGTGCCCGTTACTCGGATGATCAAACTGAGTCATCACCGGGTAGGTCCACTGACCGGCGGCAATCTGCAACGTCACAAACCCCTGGTGCGTGATCTTGTATTTGCTCAAATACTCAAACGCTTTATTGAGGTCGGCAAAGTCCGCGCTCGCACCATGGACGTGAAACGTGACTTGGCTGTCGATTAGGTCGCTTGCGGGCGGCACAATCTGGCTTTTGATAAAGCCCTCAATGGCCTTGCGTAGTTGCATCAAATCGGAGTTAGCCGGCGGCGCACATGGCGTGCCAGAGAAGTCCGAATAGCCGCGACTGTTCGCGCGAAAGATCACCTCGACCGTTTCGCGTTGATCGAACTCAATCGAGGCTGCGGGAACGATAGAGCCTTGAATGCCGGCGGCGGGGTTGCCGTCCACATACGGCGCGTTGGGCAGTGTCGGTTGGTCGAGCGGCTGATTGTATTGCATCGTTTACCTCGTTGGGCCCGGCAACCGGACAACGTGTTTAGTCCTGTACGTCCCGGCGAAAAATTCTTGATGGCGTCGGAGCCGCCGCGTGTAGTGCTTCGGCATTGTGCGGTCGCAGTACCGCTTGTTGACGAACCAATCCCAAACGTACCAACGCACGGCGACCCCGAGGTCTTCCCGGGGATTGTGCATGGCAACGCGCCCGATGATCTCGGCCACTGACACCTGTCGCCAATCCGCGATCAGCTCGAGGCCGAGCTTATAGTCGTCTTCAAGATCAAGCATGATGGCTCAATAGTTTTGTGTCTCGGCCCACGAAACCGCTAGGGCAAAATTCCAATTGCCGATGGGCGGTAGGCTGGCGATGATCTCAATGCCCTCGTTTGTGTTGAGAACAATCGGATGTTCGCTGAGTAGGGTTTCAAATAGAACAACCGGGCATGGATTGAACAAGCTCCATGGGTTGAGTGGCGCGGTGACAAGTTGGGTTTCCAACGGGTAATTGTCGAGCGTTCTCGTCCCGACGTTGAGACCGCCCGTGCCGGCCACCTCGATGACCGCTTGCGAGTCGTTCATGGAGGTCCGCAATTGATTTTGATCGCTGGCCAAGTTTAGCGTTGTTCCGCCGGTATCCGGCGCCGTAAAGTTTCTTGCGAAGAATGTTTCGAACTTGCACGGACCGATCGATGTGAATGAGGTCGTGTTCGACCACGCCAAGAGTTTGATCTTGTCGATGATTGCAAACATCGCCGCAGCGGCCCAACGAAATGAATAGATGACAGAAGCGGCCGGCAAGGTGCCGGCGATGACCCCGCTGTAAGCGACATTTTTATACATGCCTCCCGCGCCGTAATCGATCGGGTAGGCCGTCGTATAGAACATCGACCGCTGCAAACTGCCGTCCTGCATTGCGGAAATGTCCCGCATCCGCAGCGTGAACAGATTGCCGAGGCCGTCTTTGATTTGCTTGTTGTCGGGCATCAGGGGAGCCCCATGGGGAGATACTGAGTGTTGTACGGCTGCGTGTAGTCCAGCGCCTCAAGCGGTGAGTAGTCGTAGATGATCTTCGTGTGTGCAGGCGCGATCTTGTCGAACACGCACTCGAGGTCGGGTGCCACCAGAATGGCAAGCAGTCGATCGATACCGGTCCGGCTGGAATTACACCTGAAATAGATCAGCTTCAGCGCGTTGACGTGGATCGTCCAGAAGAACCGCATTTCCGGTGGGCCGAGCTGCCACCGATAAAATGGGTCCTTTCCTCCCAGTCCGTCCCCGATGTACACGTCGCGGGTATCACCACATCGCGACACCCCGGTCATGTAGGGCGCATACTCTTGGATGACGATCTCGTATCCAAGCATCTGCGCAATGTGGATGAAGAAAGCCCGGCTCTGTCCACCGAGCAACGTCATCTTGATGATAAGGCGAAGCCGACGTTCCTCCAGCGAGTTGGGCGGGTCGGTGATACACGGGTCGGGCAGCCCCCAATTGCGCTCCCAATCCGGCAACAGCTCTATGGTGGCGCGCGGATCGCTCTCGATCTCCAATAGGTCGGCGGCCCGCCCGTCTACGAAGCCCCAGTAGTCAGCAACACCCGTTAGGGCCTGCACCAAGGTGCTGTCGACGTCGCGCGGCCATGCTTGGCCATGCGGCAACAGGTTCAGCAGGGCATAGGCGTAATCGTCACCAGATCGGCGAACATGACGGTCAGCCATTGCCGCGCTCCAAATAAGCTAGAACGCGTCGGATTGCCTCGACGGTATCGCCTAACTTGCCTAACGCCATGTTGCAGTTTTGGCACAAATAGCCACGAAATTTTCCTGTCTCGTGATCGTGGTCGAGACACAAAGCATCCTCTCGATGGCAAATCGCACATTTGCTGTCAGATGGAGGCAGCGGATAATCGGTACATTCGGCCCAACCATTCTGCTTCGCCTTGTAGCGACGCGCGGCTGCTGCCTGGATAGCTTTAGTTTCTGTTCGCGCGTTGTACGCCTTAACCTTCTCTGGATTTTCCGCGCGATATTTTTTGTCCGCTTCCGGTCGCGTTAGTCTGTGTTTTCGATACGACTTGCAATCATATTTTTTTATCTTGTCGGGGTTGGCGAGTCGCCATGCCCGATTACGTTCTTTTTGTTTCTGACTTGACCGGCGTCGATATTCCCTTTCCTTCTCAGGGTTGGCTCGCCGCCAAGCGCGATGATATTCGTTCTCATTGAACATCTGCGCGCTTAACCGTAAGTGACATCCCCCAGGGTCGGCATGTGGCCCGCGTCAGGCATGCCCACATCGCTGGCGCCAATATCGTAAGCGTTGACGCCTGTGGCCCCCATGATGCCTTCGTCGGTCCAGGCCCGATACCAAGTCTGACCCGGCATCGACCGCACGAAGAACTCGTTGAGCAGACTGTTTGTAATGGCTGCGCGGGTCGCCGCGTTGTCCGCGTCCAGCCACATGATGTGAACATTGATTGGATTGGGGATCGGCGCTTCCACGAAGAAGTCCTTGACCGCGACAGGGCGCACCGTGTCCAGATAGGCCGCCACCGCATCGACATCATTCGGCGTCGGGAAGCCCCCGTTGTCCGCTCTCAGGTGGTCCATCATGAAGCGAACCGTACAGGTGCCCATCCCCATCTCGAGGGGATAGCACCAGGCGCGGGTCACACCGGGAACGCGCAGGGTCCACTCCACATAGTCGGTCTTGTCGCCGCCCATTGGCGGCTCGCGGATACGCAACAGGACCCGCGTGCGCAGCTCCTCGTCAGTCTCGATGTCGTTGCCATTGTCCATCTCAGCCACGGTGGCAATGGGATCGATGCCAGGCGGTGGCGTGACGATGTTGAGCACCGTGCCCGGGTCAAGGTTGCCGGCCGAGCCAGGATCGAGCGCCCGCGCGGCGGCCGGAGTTGGCACGTCACTGACGGTGATCTGTTCGGTGGTCTCATAGCTGATCCCGTTGGCATAGTTCATCACCGTGCCCAAGGGCACGATTGAGCCATAGACCCCGGTGAAGTTGACGATTCCAGAGGCCAGGGTCGGCAGCTTGCGCCCCGTGCTGCCATCGGAATTGACCAGCCATATGTTGCCGTGCCGGTCCAGCCACTCGGCCTCTGCGGTATCAGGCAAAAGTTGAAGCGAGAGCCAGTCAACATATTGCAGCGTCAGGTGACACAGAGCGCCCTGGGTGTCGGAGATCACCCGCAGCACACTATTGGGCACGCAAGCGTCAGCGCCAGGCAGACTCGCATTGACGGAGTCGCGCACAAGGCTGCGCACCTGGCGCAGTGTCGGAGTCAACCATGGCATTGGGGAATTAACCTTGGGTCGCGCTCTGCAGCTCGTCCCACAGAAGTTGATAGCGCAGCTCAACCGCCATCAGCGGACCGCGATAGATGCGGATCAGCGCGTCGATCTGCTGTACGTCCTGACGCCACACCTCTACGCTGTAGGTGGAGCAGATCTTGTTATCCACGAACGGCTGGATGGCTTGATAGATGTGGTTCTTGACTCGCCCGACCGTGGAGCCCTCTAGCGCCTCGGGCGGGGTGATCTTGGTTCGCTTCTCCAACCACAGCAGCGAACCAATGGGCCAGGCGCCCCAGATCGTCTCGGCATCCATGTCCCCCCACCAGCCCTGACGGTCCGATGAGTTGGGGTCGGGCAGCTCGTCGTCCACGGAAGCCAGGGCATTGGTTCCCAGCGCCACCACCACCGCCGTGGCCAGGGCCTGGCTGTCATCCAGCGTGCCGTCGGTCCTGACGGCCCAATCCATCGTCACACTGTACTTTGGGAAGTACGTGTTCTGGACAAGCCGAATGTCTGGGACTTCGCTCAGCCCAGGCGGTGCCACGTCATACGGTGACCTGGGAACGGGAGGTGCGGGCATGGTGACCTGGGAACGGGAGGTGCGGGCATCAGCCAAGAAATCCAAACACGTTCTTAGTCGGGCCTGCGGTCGTCACCACCTTGGCGAACTTGCCTTTGCCCTTGAGCGCCCCGGTGTAGACGTTCTTGTCAGTGTTGACCTCGTGATACCCGACACCGTCGTCTAGATACTGCCGCACGTTGGTGCCGCTCGAAGCCGCTTCATCCTTGGTGATGTGCATGAACCGCTTGGATTGCTGGTTCTGCGACTTGACGGACTTCTGACCCGTGGGCTTGTTCTGTCCCTGTTGCTGACCACCACCCTGTCCGCCGCCGCCACTGCCACCGCTGCTGCTATCGAGTTGACCGGGTTGATTGCCGCCGCCTTGGCCACCCTGCTGCTGTTGCTGGCTGCCACTGTCCTGATCGATCAACGCCAGGCGCACGGTCTTGTCACGTGCCGCGCTCCAAAAGCCGCCGTCCATGGTCATGTGGAATTGCTGGTAGTCGTCCTTGGTGCGATACATTGCGGTATCGCCCGGGTCCAAGTCCTTCAGCCGGTGGCGCCGGTCATCGATGTTGCCCGCAACCGGGAACGACCGATTGCCGCCCATGTAGCTGATGAATGTTTCGGCGCTGCCGGTGATACTGCCGTCTTGCCCCTTGTCAGCCGGCATGTTGTGACTGGTGAAGCCGTAGTTCTGGGGGCTCTCCACTTTGGCCCGCATCTCGCGGATCATCATGTTGCCCTTCATCTCCTGCATCAGCTTGGAATCATCAATCTGATCGATGACGCTCCTGGCGCCGCCCGCGGAGTAAGCGCGAAACGAGGTGTTGGCTGGGGTTGCTCGATGCATGATCAGCTCGTTGGGGTTATGCCAGCGACGAGGTCCTGCCACTGCTGTGGCGTAGGCTCGAACGGGCTCTGCTGGGACTGCTGAACCTGACTCGGTGTCGGGGCCGGCGTGGGATTAGTCACCGGGTCCTGGGGGATGCCTGCCTTGCCCACGTTATACGGAGCTTGGCCCCGCAGCTTCCATGGCAACACCAGCTCAAGCTCGGTCTGTGTGCCGCTGTTGTTGTCCTGGGTGAAGGTGGCGGTCTGGATCTTCAGGATCATGTCCAGGCAAGCCATGGGCGACCAGATGTAGACGTTCATCCCCACGCGCCAAATGTCATCGAAGCCCGGCGGGAACCACCCCTGGACGGTCACGTGACACTCGATCTCAGCACCCTCGACCCAAATCTGTTCAAACTGAGCGCGCTCGCACAACTCCTCTTTGGTCTTTACCGGCTGCTCTGCCGGCGTGTGGAGTTCGGAATGAATATTGGCATTGCCGTGAACCTGGCATTCCATTTCACTGGCCGCCGTGCCGTTCTGATCATCGCTACCCTGGGCCTGGCTTTGAATGCCGTATGACGTTTTGAAATAATCCTTGTTCCAGATCATTTGGAGCTTCTTAATATTCTGCCCCTCAATACACTCATAGATCAGCGGTGGAGTGTGTGGGCCAATCAGCAAGTAGTTTCCGGCAAAGTCAGAGCCCAACACCATGCCGCGCGGCCTGCAAATGCGCTCCACGAAGTCCCAGTTCTTCTCACCCGGCTGACAGGACAGATAGGGAAACGGTCGCGGGTTGGGTGTGCCCCAGATCAACTTGCCGCCCGGGTACTTTCCAAACACCGTTTCGTAGACATCCTTGACGGTCATGCCGTCGAAGTTGCCATTGTTGTCCGTCGTATCGACGCTCGACTCGGCCCCCCAATAGGTTTGACCCTTGCCAGTCAGTTGCACCGAATGACTGGTCCCGTCGTAGGCCACCTGGCGCTCGATGAGCACCCCGGCGAACGCGGGCACACCCCCGAGCAGAACCGCCGCCGGGTCACCCGGCCGCCACTGCAGTTTCACAAACTCGTTGACCCCGGGGATTGGATCACGCTCGGCACACGTGAACCGTAAAATCGAATGCGACTCCGCCAACCGGTGCTGAAGCCAGACGGTTTCCCAATCGGTGTATGCCACGTTCCCCACCTGCATGGTGGCGATCTCGCGCGGGTTGGGACCGATGGTCGGTTGGGGTGAAGGATACTGGATCGGCATATGGTCACTGTGACAGGGCTATCCCCTCCAGGGGACAGAACGCCGGGTGAATGATGTGGTTTTCCTCGCGGATTTCATCGGCGCGGGTGGCGTCGCCATACAGTCGATGCGACAGCACAAGGGTCGAGTAGGTCCGATAGAACTGATAATTGACCAGCTTGGGCAGCGGGCGCGCCGTTGCCACCAGATGATTGGTGATCGCGGCGTGCAACGCGATCAGCGCCTGGAACGTCGCGCTGTCCATGTCGTCGGCGCTCACCTCCTCGGGAGCCTTGAAGGCCGCGTTCATCACCTGCTTGACGGCCTGCACGTCAGACCGGCTGACGAAAGTCATGTTGGCAATCACCTGACCCTCGGTTGCGAGGCATAGGTCGATGCAGCAGTTGGTGACAAGGATCGCCCCCAGGGTGCGTGGCTGCTCAAGCATCAGCTCCGATCTGATCCACTCCATTTGCGTTAGGGTCGCCCCGGCCAGCATCACTTGATAGAAGGCGTTTGCCAGGGGCGGGCCCAGCCGGTCCGCCGCCAACCACACCAGGCTGTTCGCCATCACGTCGCCGATCGCCGTGCGGGCGGTCGACCCGGGCCGCCCCTTGGACGGGATCACTTGCAGCAGGTTCTGCATCAACCGGTTGACGATCTGGCTTGCCTCCTGGGCATCAACCTTCTTCACGCGGCGAGCTCCGCTAGGGCCTGGGCGATCAAGGCGCTCGCCGTGTCGAGCACGTTCTGGCGCGTTTGCGGCTGGTCCACCGTAGTGATGCCGTACTCCATGAACGTCATGTCCACTACGCAGTAGCCGCCGAACCGTTCCTCCTCGGTCAGCCGGTAGCGCGGACACACCACCCACAGCGGCGCCTGGGTCGGGAGCTGCAGCAGCCCGGGCTCTCCCTTGTCCAGTGCCGTGATCAGCCGGTCGCGCGGCTCGCGATAGTCGAGCTGGAACGGGTCGATGTTTGTGTTGTGGGGGTAGGTGATGAAATAGCCCCGCACCGTGAACTCCTGGGCCTTGCGGCCAAGGTCCTCGGCGTATGGGAGGTCCCGTTTGGGGAACTCATGTTCAACAATCCGGCGACCGCCTTCCTTGGAATTGGCCTCCACGAAAAAGCGACAGGCCCGAAACGATGCCGGCACCATCTCCCCGCGCCACGGCGCTTTCGAAACGTCGAAGATGGTTCCCATTAGTTAGCCTGCGGTGGCGGCCCTTCGACCGCTGGTTCCATCTGGGCCTGACGCTTGAGCAACTTGTTGCGGAACAGGGCGCGCGGATTGGACGAGGAGACCGGCGAGTCGGCATTGCGGTGGTCGATGGTGATGGTGCCGGACGTAGTTGAGCGACGGGTTGAGCCCAGATTATCTAGCGACGCGCCTCCAAGGTCCTCAGTCAGCGATCCACTAATGTCATGTAATCCAAGACCTATGCCTAACTGATGGCGCTCCTGATAGTGCTGTTGCATCCTTGCTGTAAGCGGGTCCGTTTGTTCTTCTTTCGGGAACAGAACTTGTGCGGCCTGATGGGTCGCAACGTCTTTGCCAAATTTACTCGCGGACTTGGCCCCGGCCCACAGTATCTTGGGAACCGTAAGTGCAGGGGTCGTTGGCGGGTCACCGCCAACCCACCGCACACCGGGATGGCGCTGCATCTGCCCCTCAAACGCTTCCCGATGAAACTCTGACCAAGCAGCACCGCCGGCATACGGAACGTAACCAGCAGGATCACCAAAGCCAGTGAATGCTCCCATTGATGGGGAAAAGACTGCTTCCGCACCGGCCTCACCGACTGCCGCATCGGTCGGCCCGGTGACGATCCCACCGCTGGCCATCTTGCGACGGCCGCCTCGTGGAGCAGCGG